CAAGACCGAGGACTTGATTACGGTCACCCTAGCGACAATATGCAGCGCACAGCCGCATTTTGGAGCTCATACCTCGAAATGCCGATTACGGATTATCAGGTGGCGATGTGTATGGCATTGGTCAAAATCGCAAGAAGCATGGAAACTGCAAAGTCAGACACTTACATCGACCTTGTCGCGTACGCTGCAATAAGCGGACAATTACATACAGAGGAGAATGATCTCTATGTTTAATTTAGATGATTACGAGACAGTCGAAGAACGTTTAGTTAAGTTTTGGAAGGATAACCCTGATGGTCGCGTGGATACTAAGTTGCTGGATTTCAACGGCGGACGCTATATCGTACAGGCTTACATTTACAGAACTTTTGCTGATAGCGCACCTTGGAGTTCTGGGCTCGCGGAAGAAACGGTTGCGGGTCGTGGAGTCAATTCTACTTCTGCTCTTGAAAACTGTGAGACCTCTGCGATTGGTCGTGCGCTCGCATCGGCGGGTTATGCGACAAAGGGAAAGAGACCTAGTCGTGAGGAGATGGCGAAAGTTGCAAAGTCTCAGGAAGTAAAGGCTAAGGTCGAGGAAGTAAAGGCTAAGATGGCTGACACTTCACAACAATACGTTCCAATAGCAAAGGCAGATGATCCATGGACAACGTGGGAAGCAGCACCGGTTCAGACTATGGAACAAGCAGTCGAGACGGTGAAATCCGTACTTGGTGGCACAACGGAGAAGGACGTACAGCGATGCAAGCATGGCGATATGATTTGGAAAACTGGCGTATCGAAAGCTGGTAAGCCATGGGGTCATTGGCGTTGCATTAACCAAGCGACCAGCGGTTCAGCTGCTGGAGCAGATGATAAGTGTGAGCCAATCTGGTATGAGATTAAGCCAGATGGATCATGGGGAAAGCGCGCATAATGGGACACATACAGTTTCTTAATCAAGATGGTGAGTGGGAGTCATTTCCTAACGAAGAACAAGCAGCCAATCTTAAAGCAAATGCTGAACTGCTAGAAGAATTGGGCTACAAGTTGATTTGCCAGTTATGCAATAAGTTTCCCACTAGAACACAGATTCGCCAGCGATACTTGAAGCATGAGTGGACTTGCGAAGCTTGTGGAACTATTAACTCTGCTGGACGTGCATGAGAGACTACGTTAATCCAGTCGAGGACTATAAGTTTGTTGGATTTGGTGGAGTCGATAATTGTGATTACTGTGATTACTTTACTCATATCAACGAATGGAGTCGCCCTGATGGTGGCATGGTATTCGTATGTGGATCATGTGAGTTCAATAAACGGTTTCCTGAAAGGGCATAGCCAAGGTTGCTATGACTAGAAGCAGGAAAGACCGAGGCTTTCGTACTGAGCGAGTAGTTGTCTCCTATCTACAAACTTGGTGGAGAAGCGCAAGCATCGGTAGAGGTGCGGGCAAAGATATCCACAATGTCCCGTTCGACATAGAGATAAAAGCGCGCTCTGAGTTCTCACCTCTGGCATGGATCAAGCAAGTCGAGAAAAGGTCGCAACGCAAAGAGCTGAGCGCCGTGGTGTGTCGTATGAACGGACAAGGAGAGGACTGCAGCCAGTACCTCGCGTTCATGCGATTTCAAGATTTGGTTGATCTATTGCTTAAGGCGGGTTACGCCGATATACAGCAAGATTCTGTACAATTAGAGCCTGAGCGCTGCAATAGTTGTGGCGCGTGGAAGTTAAAGGACGTGCCATGCACGACGTGTCAAAAGGTGTCTAAAGGTAACCATGCCGATATATGAGTTTGAGTGTACCAACGAGGAATGCGAGGCTAACTTGCGTTACGAGAAGGAGTTATCTATTCATGAACCACACACAGTTACTTGCCAGTTCTGTCACAGCTCGATGCAGAAGATTTATTCAGTTCCTAATATCCAATTTAAGGGTGAAGGATTTTATTCAACCGATAAATAAATACGAACGCACAATGCGTAAGGCTGAAAAGCGACACGCCGTTCTGACCTGCGGTTATACAAATGAGTTTGACACCGCTGGTACACTCTGGGCTAGAGCCCTTCAGGGGCTCAGAGCAAGCCGCTTGCGACTAGCTTGCTCGGTAGCACTCGTTATTGGGATATCTCTATGCCTACCTATGGGTAGCGCAAGTAGTGGCTCAATAGATGCCATAAACCCAAAGACTTATATTCGATTATCTTTGGATCATAAACAAGCTAATTGCTTATTAACGTTATATGGAAAAGAATCAGCATTTAACCCATATGCAATAGGTAACCTTAAAGGCAAGTATCATGTGTATGGGATACCACAGATTAAGAACCCCATCATATATAGTAAGAGCCCTATAGAGCAGGTACGTTATGGGATTAAGTACATAAACCATAGGTACAATGGTGATACATGTATAGCACTACATCATTGGAAAGTATGGGGTTGGCATTGAGTAGCAGACGCGGTGATCCTCGATTGTCCAGAGATTACAAACGTGTGAGACTACAAGTCTTGGCTCGAGATGAATGGATTTGTAGATATTGTCAGCAAGATGCGACTACTGTGGATCACATCATACCAATTCACAAAGGCGGCGACCCAGTCGCATTAGATAACCTAGTGGCAGCTTGCCGTAGTTGTAACAGTTCTAAAGGTTCACGCTCAGAAGGGGTTTTTTTGAGGCGTCAAATTACCCCCCCTGTTTTTATCGACAATATCTCTCCAACACGGGCGGTTTTGCCCGCAGACAACCCGTTCACAGCCAGACCGATAGGGCTTTAAGCCAGTCATGGCGACGCGTAAAAAGAAGCTTGTTGGGGCAACGAAACCACGGTTATCCAACACGCCCTTAAAAGGCGATAACAAGTTGCAGGACGTTTTAGACCTTGCAGAGCTCATCAAAATGCCTTTAATGCCATGGCAGGAGCATGTTTTACGCGATGCCCTAACGGTAGACAATTCCGGCAACTGGATTCGTAAAACCAACCTAATTTTGGTTGCCCGTCAGAACGGCAAGACCCATTTAACCCGTATGCTTATTTTGGCTCACCTGCTTAAGTGGGAATCTAAGAATGTAATTATTGCTTCGTCCAATCGAGCGATGGCTTTGGACACGTTCCGGCAAGTTGCTCAGGTGTTTGAGGGCAACGAGAACCTTATGGCGTTGGTGAAGGCTATCCGCTATGCCAACGGTACTGAGTGTATTGAGATGAAAGACGGACGCAGATTAGATGTCGTGGCAGCGACCAGAGATGGATCGCGTGGTCGTACCGCAGATGCCCTATTTCTCGACGAATTGCGCGAGTGGGGCGAAGAAGCTTATCGAGCAGCAACACCTGTAACCCGAGCACGACCGAACGCCCATATATGGCTGACTAGCAACGCCGGCGACGCGTTTAGTACAGTCCTTAACGGAATGAGAGAACGAGCACTTGAAAAGCCACCTAAATCCTTTGGGTTCTACGAATACTCAGCTGCGCCGCATTGCGGGATATACGACAAAGTTGGTTGGGCTCAAGCCAATCCTGCTTTGGGTTATACGATTACAGAGGCGACGCTCGAAGAATCTGTGGCTACTTCTCCAATCGAGAATACTCGCACGGAAATGCTCTGCCAATGGGTTTCATCGTTACAGTCACCATGGACGTACGGAAGTATTGAGGCTTGCTCTGATAATACTCTCGAGATTCCAGTCGGCGGTTACACGGTATTCGCCTTCGATGTCAATCCGTCTCGCCGTAATGCGAGCTTGGTTGCTGGTCAAATATTGCCAGACGGTCGTATCGGAGTTGGAATCTTGCAGACGTGGGAATCGCAGGTATCTGTAGACGATCTTAAGATAGCAGCCGATATCAAGGCTTGGGCTGACCAATACCACCCAAGGCAAATCTGCTATGACAAATATGCAACCCAAACCATCGCAGAACGATTAGCCAACGCCGGCTGTATAGTTCAAGACATATCGGGGCAACAGTTTTATCAAGCTTGTACCGACCTAAAAGATGCTTTGGACAATGCTCGGTTGGTTCATAAAGCTCAAGATGTATGGATTCAACAAATGAACAACTGCGCAGTAAAGCAAAACGATTCGTCATGGCGCATTATTAAGCGATCTAGCGGTGGCGATATCTCCGGTGCTATTGCAACTGCTATGGTGACAACAATGCTTATGAAACCACAACAGGTTCCGATGATATATGCAGGTTAATACTACATATAGTGTATAATTGCGCTCTATGGCAATCTTTGGGCTCGGCAAGAAGAAAACTATTGAAGCACAGGTTAATCCTGCTGTCTATGACGCTCCTTTCGGCTCATCGTATTCGATGGGTAACTTTGGTGGTTGGAATAACTGGGCTTCGCCCATCGACCGCCAAGCAGCTGTATCCGTTCCAGCAGTCAACCAATGCCTCAACTTAATTAAGGGAACCATCGCCGGTATCCCGCTTGAAATGTACTCACTTGCAACCGGTGAAGATATTGCAATGCCTACATGGGTTCGTCAACCAGATGCCCGTGCTCCACGATCAGTAACAATCGCGTGGACAGTTGACTCTTTGATATTTTACGGACAAGCATTTTGGCAAGTTAAATCTGTTTATGCAGATGACGGTCGCCCTGCTTCATTCGAGTGGATTCAGAACAACCGCGTATCCACAAAATTAGATCCGTTAACTCAAGAAGTTGAGTATTACATGATTAACGGCAAGCAAGTACCGGATTCCGGTGTTGGTTCTCTCGTTACATTCCAAGCCTTTGACCAAGGACTTCTCGTTCGTTCTCAGCGTCTTATTAACGCAGCAGTAGCAGCAGAACAAGCTGCACAGACTGGCATTTCGTCTCCACAACCTACCGGATACCTAAAAAACACAGGTGCAGACCTTCCTGACAATCAGATTCAAGGATTGCTTAATACTTGGAAGTTGGCACGTCAAAATCGTTCAACAGCATACTTAACTGGAACTCTTGAGTATGTGCCAACGTCTTATTCTCCAGCAGAAATGACTTACAACGATTCTATCGAAGAATATGCTGCTCAAATTGCTCGTGCTATGAACGTTCCAGCACACATGATTAACGCTGAGCACATGCGTTCATCTACCTATCAAAACGTCCTCGATGCTCGTAAAGAGTTTATGGCTTACACCCTTTCACCTTACATAAATGCGATTGAGGATCGTCTCTCGCTCGACGACCTGACTCCACGCGGTCAGGTTGTTCGATTTGCCGTAGATGAAACATTCCTGAGAGCAAATCCGGTCGACCGCCTTGCGGTTACTGAAAAGTTGCTTCAATTACAGCTTATTTCGTTAGACCAAGCTAAGGAAATGGAAGGTCTTGCACCAGACGGTTCAGAATCTTCTACAACAATCACTCCAGAACCATCACCAGCAGAAACAGAGGCAACACCAGATGCAACTGACCTTTAGTTCACAGATTGAAGCAGCAGACGGCGAACGCCGCATTATTGCTGGTCAAATCGTCCCATTCGGTTCAGTAGGTAACACATCAGCCGGACGCGTTATTTTCGAGCGCGGCTCAATCCAGATTCCAGCAGTATCAAAGATTAAACTCCTTGCACAGCACAACACTAACGATCCAATCGGTCGCGCAAAATCATTCAGCGAGACAGCGTCAGGTATTGACGGAGTATTTAAGTTGTCAGCAGCTTCTAAGGCTTCTGATTACCTTGTTATGGCGTCAGAAGGACTTATTGACGGACTTTCAGTCGGTGTCGAAGTTCTAGCGTCCAAAGAAATGAAAGACGGCACAATGGTCGTCACATCAGCAATTCTTAAGGAAGTTTCGCTTGTCGAATCTCCTGCATTTACCGAGGCTCGCGTCCTCGAAGTCGCCGCATCAGAGAGCGAAGAAGTAGACGAAGTTTCTGAAACTCCAGAAGTGTCAGAAGAAACCCAACCAACAGAAAGTGAGGCAGCTGTGTCACAAGATACAACTCCCGCAACAACTGAGGCAGCAGCAGCACCCGCAGCAGAAGCCTCACGTCCAATCATCAAGGCTGCAACAGCCTACGGCGATGGAGTAACACGCGTACGCCATGGAATTACATCTATGGGTCGCTACACAGAGCACAAAGTTAAGGCAGCACTTGGAAACGAAGAGTCACGTCTATGGGTTGCAGCGTCAGAAGATTTGACAGCGGCAGATTCATTCTCAACAAACCCAGCGTTCTCACCAATCCAATACCTCTCAAACTTCGTATCTAACACAAACTTCGGTCGTCCAGCAGTTGACGCAGTATCAAAGGCAGCACTTCCAGCCAACGGTATGACAATCAACATTCCTTCTCTCGTTACATCAGCTGGCGGCGGTTCTTCAACTGCTCCAACAGTTGCTGAAACAGCAGAAGCAGGATCACCATCAGATACACCAATGACTTCTGCATACGAGTCAGTATCAGTCAAGAAGTACGCCGGACAGCAGACCATCAGCCTCGAGCTCATGGAACGTTCAGACCCAATCTTCTTCGATCAGCTTGCAATCCAGTTGGAACGCGCTTACCTACAGGCAACCGACTCAGCACTTATCGCAATCCTTACAGCGCAGGGAACACAGGCTGCAACAACAGCAGCATCAAGCGCAGGACTCATCAGCTACGTCTCAACAGAGTCACCAGCTGCATACAAGGGTTCTTCATACTTCGCACAGAACCTAGTTGCTAACACAGACTGGTGGAGCGCACTCCTCGGATACACAGACACAACAGGACGCCCTATCTACAACGCTTACAACTACATGAACAACGCAGGCGAGTCAAAGCCTGGTTCAATCAAGGGAACAGTCCTCGGACTCGATCTCTACGTTGATAAGAACGTAACATCAGGTCTCGTCGATGAGTCAGCATTCATCATCGCACCTGAGACAGTTCTCTGGATGGAATCACCAGAAGCGTTCTTCTCAGTTAACGTCGTTAACTCAATGTCAGTACAGACAGCAATCTACGGCTATGCAGCGGGTAAGGTTCTTATCCCAGCAGGTGTCCGTCGCTTTAACCTCACATAAGCAAGAGGTAACTTAGTACGCCGGCTGGCGGGGCAGAGCCCTTCCCCGCCAGTTCGGTCTTA